TACCACCATCGATGGCCTCATTCCCATCAAGTGGGTGCTGGCTGCTCAACGCGCCGAACTTCCTCCTTCCGCACCGCACGAGCTCAGCCTGGACGTCGGTGGCGGGACCAACAACAGTACCTATTGTGAGCGCCAGGGACCACGCTATCGCATCATCCGCCGCGATCAGAATCCCGATACCATGGAGACCTGCGGACAACTGCTCGCCTTCATCAACCAACGAAAGAAAACCGATGCTACCAAAGCCTACACACGGGTGAAGGTGGACGAGATCGGCATTGGACGCGGTGTAGTGAATCGCGCCCAGGAACAGCGCTACACCGTCGTCATCGGCGTCAATGTCAGCCGACCCGCGAAAGACAAAGAGCACTTCGAGAACATTCGCGCGGAAGGCTACTGGGAACTCCGCGAACTGTTTCAATCCCATCTCATCGACATTGACGAACACGACGATGACCTGGCGGCGCAGTTGGTCGATCTCCGGTACAAGCGCAACAGCCGGGGGAAGATCCAAATGGAATCGAAAGATGACATCAAGGCCAGAGGACGCCCCTCGCCGGATGATGCCGATGCGATGATGCTCGCCTCGCTGTCGCATACCGGCACCTTCGGAGAAGTGCGCGTCCGTGAAGCGGCCTGGGGATAATCTATATGAAGGAGGTGAGGCTGTATGCGGTAACTCATTCATGGACGGAGCCTGCACTGAATCAGAAGATGAGCCGGTTGTCCACATCCCGCAGGCTCCGTTTCCTACCCAGAGAGAGGAGCAGATGCCATTCAAGATTTCGGCGTACATCGGAGCCGCGAATAGTTTCGTGGCAGAAGGGGAGACCTTCGAACCCGCGTTCGCTACCGCCTTTACCAACTGGATCAATAAGGTCCCGTTCGAACCAGGCGATGCGGCCGCAGTGGTTCGGCTGCTTGGTGATGCCAGTAAGATTGAAGCGGTCGCCGCTGACATCAAAGCCAAGGCTGCACAACTCGACCAGACCGCACCCACGACGTAGCGTAGGCGCACTTCCGCGCATGTAGAGGAGAAGAGACCATGACCGATCTCAATCAGGCACTGCAGAAGGTGGACGACGCCACCAACACCCTCGCCGCCAATCAGGGCGTACTCAGCGCAGCACTCGATGCGGCCAGCACCCGCATTGCGGCGTTGATCACGACGCTCAGCACCAGCATGACGGCGGCCCAGGTCGAAGCGGCGAAGGCCGTGCTGGACACCGAGACCAATCGCATCGATGGCGTGGCGGCGGCACTTACCGCGTCCGCGACCGTACTCAACGGTCTCGCAGCGGCACCGGCGGATCCGGTTCCGGTCGATCCGGTTCCGGTCGATCCCGGCCTGCCGGCAGATCCGGCACCACCGGTCGTCAACTAGCCTTGTACGACGTTTGACACGACGGAGTCGAGCCTCCAGACTCGGCTCCGTCCGTTTTCAGAAAGGATATAGCAATGGCTCGCGCACGTGCCCGTGTAATGCAGTTTCCGGTGACGTTGTATCACAAGGACAACGGGACACCGGAGTTCGTGGCGGATGCTCGACACTCCCAGTACACTACCTACCCGATCGTCGTGCAGGATCAAGAAGCATTCGACCGTCTCGGACCCGGCTGGCACGAAGATCCGGTTGCGGCAGCGGATTGGAAGTCGGATACGGATGTGGCAGAGTCTTCGGATGAACCGGAAGCCGAAGAAGACTTTGTCGATGACGAACCGGAACAAACCGAAGACGACGAACAACCGGAAGCACCGAAGAAGCGGAAACTACCGACGACACGGAAGAAGTAACCGCGAGAGGATGGCATGCCCGTTGATACGAAACGCAAAGACTTCGTAGAGATGGAAGACAAGTGGCGACGCTTGCGCGACTGCTACGAAGGTCGGGATGCGGTATTGAAAGCCGGAGAGAAATACGTTCCGTCACTGCCTGCGAAAGACGCGGTGGAAAACGAAGCGTACCGGAAGCGTGGCAGCTTCTACAATGCCGTCCAGCGTACCACCAACGGGATGACCGGTGCGGTCTTTCAGGAAGCACCGGAAGTCGAATTCCCCGAATCCATCAAGACCTACCTTGACGACGTGACTCTGACGAACATCCCGTTTGAGATGTTCGCCCAGGAAGCCGGTCGTGAGGTAGTCTTGATGTCGCGGTACGGGGTGATGGTGGACATGCCGGCACCGCCACCAGAGGGGACCGTAGCTACCGATGTGCGTCCCTACTTGGTCGGCTACAAAGCGGAGGACGTCATCAACTGGCGGACCGAACGCGTCGGTGGCCGGCAGGTACTCACCTATCTCGTGCTGCGAGAAATGATTGAGTACGTGGATCCCAGGGATCCGTTTGTCTGTCTCACGCTGTGTCAGTACCGCGTCATCACGTTGGTGAACGGTGTCTGTGCGGTGCAGTTGTATCGAGAGAAATCACCGGGAGAGAAGGAATACCTACCGTACGGCGGTGTAGTGATTCTGACTCGACGCGGCGTCGCACTCAATTTCATTCCTTTCATTTTCATTTGTGCGAAGAACGCGACGCCCGATCTCGAGACGCCACCCCTCATCGACCTGGCGGACGTAAATCTCGGTCACTGGCGGAACTCGGTGGACTACGAGTACGGACTACATCTCGTGGCACTCCCAACGCCGTGGGTCTCTGGTGCGAAGAATGCCGGTGACGGTTCCGCACCGATGAAGATCGGACCCAGTGTGGTCTGGGAACTCGATATTCAAGGTTCGGCGGGGATGTTGGAGTTTCAAGGTGCTGGACTCGCCGCCATCGTCACGTCGATGGAAGAGAAGAAAAAACAGATGGCCGTGCTCGGCGGTCGTTTGCTAGAGGATCCCAGTTCAGTACAAGAGACCGCTTCAGCTGTACGCATGCGTCACGCCAGCGAGCATGCCTCCCTTCGCATGATCACGCAATCCTTGGAAGTCGGACTCACGTTGGTGCTTCAGATCCTGGTCTGGTGGGACGGGACATTGGCCAGACCGTTGGATGCCGAAGTCAGCGTGGAGTTGAACAAGGACTTCCTCAACGTGAAAGCCACCGCGCAAGAAGTCACGGCGGCACTCCAGGCGTTGCAAGCCGGGAAGATTTCGTTCGATACCTGGTACAACTTCTTGACGACCGGGGATTGGACGCGTGAGGACGTAGACGCGGATGCGGAGGAGAAAGAAATCGAAGCGGAGAAACCGCCGGAACCGAAACCCGCACCTCCGCCTGGACCAGTACGGAAAACGGTACTGGGTCCGGACGGGAAACTGAAATATCAAATCACGGAGGAGCAGACGCCTCCTGCTGCGGCATGATCAAACGTGTCGGACCCGGAAAGTACGTCGTGATGAGTGCGGACGGCACCAAGAAACTGTCGAAGCCGCTCTCGAGAAAAGGTGCAGAGCGTAGGCTCGCACAAGTGGAATACTTCAAGCACAAGGACAACAAGTGATCGCTCCAGGTACCGCCATTTCGTTCTATTACGATCTTGCTCGGTCCTTGTTTCAGCCGATGGACGAGTATCGTATCGCGTTGTACTCCGATAAGGCGAACCTGTCGCCGATGACGGAGAAGTACACCACGGACGGAGAAGTCATCGGCGCACTCGGTTATACCGCTGGAGGACAAGTGCTCACCGGGATGACGGTGGTCATGGACGGTCCGACGGCGGTTATCGATTGGGCGGATGTGGTGTGGCCGAATTCCACGATTGTGGCCAGAGGCGCACTCATCTTCAACGCGACACGCAACCGTGCAGTGGTCATCCTAGATTTCGGTCCCAGTCCCGCAGGAGATCCACGCGGCTACTCAAGTACCAACGGAAACTTTTTGGTTCCATTCCCGGAACCGAATGCAGCAACCGGACTCGTCCGGATTGGAGGCTAGTGTGGATCAACCGGAAAAATCGGCAGTGGCAGGGCAGTCGTTAGTTATTCCTCAGGACGCCCAGTTGGCGATCCTCGTAATCCTTACTGCCGGTGGACAGGTGTCCGTGGCGGGGACGATCGATAGCAAAGTCGCCGCACTCGGATTGTTGGAAGTTGCGAAGGGAGCGATCTCTCAACACGTGGACGAACTCGCGAAAGGCAAACAGATCATCGCACCGTCCCCCGGTCTTTCGCATCTGTTGAAGTTCGGTAACGGTCGGAGCTAGCATGGCGCAAGAGTCTGTCGTCCAAGTCGCCCCGGATTCTACCGGTAAAAAGATCCGGAACCTTCAACTGGATGTGATCCAGCCGGACGGGACGACGGCTACGGTGCAGATGCAGGTGATCATAATCGCTGATGCCAACGGCAATCTGTTGGCGACGGAGCCGGTACGGGGTTTCGGTTTGTTATCGGTAACGGACGTACGCGTACTCGAACAATTGAACGGCATCAACGACGCGCTCACGAAAATTCTTGCCATGTTGGCATACGAATTTGAACAGACGGTGGAGGATTTTGATGGCGAAGATTAATGTCCTGGCATTTGTTCGTGGACTCCTCACGCCCAACTGGCCGGAAGGTAGCGACAATCCAGTTTGTGTCAACAATCGTGGGGATGTCTGCGTGGTGCAGGCATTACCACCAGCTGCTGAACTCGTACGACTGGGCGGTAGTTATTTCTGTCTCGGCACGGCGGTCGCTCCGGTCGCCGCTCTTCCAACCACCACGTCGCATCTTTCGTTGTGGAACGGTGAAGCTCCCGGCGGTAAAAGCTACATCATCGACGCCGTGGGTACGATGCTTGCGGCTTCGGCTGGTGCCGCCATCAACATCGGTGTTGCCGCACAGTTGAACACCACCAACCCGATTGCCAATCCGGCTGGTGTGCTGGCGATCAAGTCTCTCTCCGGCAAAGCAAACTACGGCGGCAAGGGCAACGCGAAAGCCTCCGTCACCGTGACCAACGATTCGGCCTGGCATGAGATCGGCACACAACTCATCTGCGCCAACACCGCCAATATCACATTGGCTGTGGAGTTCCCGGTGTACGGTCGATACATCGTACCGCCACAGGGGATGTTTTCTCTTGCATCGCTCTGCAACGCAGCCGGTACCGCAACCGGTCAACCAATCATCTTCTGGCATGAAGTTCAGCTGACCCTTGGCTAGATCCGGTATTGCTCGCGCATTCGTTCGAGGTTTACTCCCGATTGATCACGGGATGAGGACGGCCTCGTATGCTCGTCGTTCTCCGCAAATGAATCCGCGAGGAGAAGTCTGTACCGGTCAGTCCCTTCCTCCAGATTCTGAATTAACTCGATTCGGAAATTCTTGGCACGTCATCGGCACTGCTGGAACCCCGGACTTGTTTTTTCCGCCGTCAGGTTCGGTGTTACTCAAGTGCTGGAACGTAGGACCAGATTACGGTCCTTCAATCGTGGTAGATGCGGTAGGGATTCGAGTGAATGCGTTACCCACGACACCAGTTGCCACCGTGCTCAATATCTCCGTAGCCTTACGAGCGCGGTGGCCGCTTGGAGCCGGCAGCAATACGCCGGCATCCGGACTGGCGTTGGCTACTCGTACCTCCTTAACAGGACGAAAACAATATCGAGGAATAGCCGCGATCTCAGGAGCGGCAGCGATCAACGGCCATATCAGTAGTACAGATTGGCATGTGGTAGGTTCAGTGATTTGTGCGAACACAAACATCCTGCACTTGCAGAAGTACGTTCCGGTGTACGGTCGTTACATTGTTCCTCCAGGTGGGATTTTCGCATTGCATGCGTCGATGTCGTTAGGAACGGAATCCGGTTCCAGTGTCTTTGGCCAGATCTGGTGGCACGAAGTACAACTACCGAATGAATCTGGTATGGGTCGAGGGCAGTACTGATGGCGCTCGTAGTTGTGAACGTCGGTGAAGTATCGATACTCGAGGTGCTCATGAACAAGCACGCGGTATTCGATATGGTAATCCGGCTGTTCTCCAACAATCACACACCAGCAGAGACGGACACGTTTGCCGACTACACGGAAGCAACGTTCGTTGGTTACGTGTCATTGACACTAACCGGTACGGACTGGACAATCACTCCTGGAAATCCGACACAGGCCGTTGCGACGCAACAAGTGTTCACGGCAGGAGGACCGGGACTTCCTGAAACGATTTTCGGCTATACGATCGAACGAGGAAATCCCGGACACCCGTTGTTGTGGGCAGAACGATTCACGAACGGTCCGTACGACATGCTCCAGGCCGGTGATGCAATCAAGATCACCCCGAAGTTTACCGGAGAATAGTTCATGACATTGCTTGTGCCGAACGCAGCGGAAGATGTGATGCTCCAAAACATCTTGAACAAGACTGCGCCGCAGAACCAAACGTTGAAGTTGTTCAAAAACAACATTACTCCGGCTGAGACCGATACCGAATCCACCTACACCGAGGCGGACTTTACCGGGTACATATCCATTTCGTTGACCGGAGCGAGTTGGACGATCACGCCAGGGACTCCAAGCAGTGCAGCTGCAGCGGAGCAGACTTTCACTTCGACAGCGGTGCAGAGTCAGAACGTGTTCGGGTACTATGTCGTTCAGACCGTGAGCGGCAAGATTCTCTGGGCAGAACGGTTTACGAATGGACCGTATCTGATTCAGAACAACGGCGACCTTGTCAAGGTGACTCCGCAATTCACTGGAGAGTAGTAATGCGAAACGGACAGTGGTGCACGGTGGACGGTCAACTTGGCATCTTCATTCGAGGTGAAGGTGTTCATCTAGTTGATCCGAAGACCGGTGAAACGTTGATGAGTGGACCACGACAAACTCGAATCGTGGATGCGGCCAAAGCCATTCCACTCGGTGACATGAAGTTGATTCCGAAATCCCGTCGGCCGAAATAGTCAATGCTTTTAGATCTTCGTTCGCTCGAAGAAGCTTCCGGAACCGTAACCTACTCTTATACGGGTAGTGGCGGGATTGTCTTTGCCGGCCAGGCGGCAGAGAAGTTTGCCTGGAAGTATACCGTCGCCGGTGGTATTGTCTTCGGTGGACAAGAAGCAGAGAAGTTTGTTTTCAAGTACACACCATCCGGCGGGATCGTGTTCGCCGGTCATGCGACGCAGAAGCGAAGCTTTGCGTACGACCCGACTGGCGGTATCGTATTCGGCGGCACGATGGACGAGAGTCTTACCAGAGACTACGTCCCCACTGGCGGTGTGGTGTTCAGCGGTGCGGCCACTACGGTCTTCGAACCGCACGGTACCAATGTCTTTGTCTATGCCGGCTCTGGAGGCATTCTCTTTGGCGGTGCCGCCACAACCGTCGGTCCGTCAGCGGTCGCTGATTCCAGAGGGTGGTCACAACTTCGTCGTCATGCACGAGCGCGTCCCGAACATGTTACGGATGCAGTGGCTGTGGCATCGAGTCTCTCTCGAGAGGTTCGAGCAGACTCATCCGTATCAGTGGTCGGATCGGTTGTTCGTGTTTCGGCCGGGTTCGTATCCGTCTACACCGATGTTTCCATTGCTGCGAAACCCCCAACGCTTGGGTCCGCAGTTCGAGTCGCACGTGGAGTCGTACAGGTTCAATCCGATGCTCGAATCGAAGCGATCTCCACGAGCGTGTACATACAAACGTCGTCGGTGTCAGTGTTGGGGTCCACGGTCATTCCGATTCGTGGCCAGAGAATCCGTACCGCTGTCGGTCGCGTGTCGGTGGAGATCGGTCCGGATCTCGTACAGGCGGAGGAGGACGAGCTCTTCTTCTTACTGGAAGTCGCGTAACCTTTGAACAGGAGTGTAGTCATGGCAGGATTACCACCGGTGGTGGAATCGCTCGACAAAGTTGCTGAACCGCTTCGACAGTTCTACGAACAGAAGGACGGGAAGTATCAAGTCATTCTCGATGCGGCTCCTCCGGGATTCGTGTCCGCAGCCGATCACGCCGTGCAACTCGGGAAAGTTGTTGAGTTCCGAGACAACAACGTGAAGCTGATGAAGGAAGTCGAGGAGCTTCGACCGATCAAGGTGAAGGTCGAAGGTCTCGACATCGACGCCGCAAAGAAGGCATTGACCGAAGTCGAGGAGCTCAAGAAGAAAGGTGTCACGAAGCCGGACGACATCTCGGCTTTGGTCACCAGTGCCGTGACAGCGGCGGTGAAGCCGTTGGAAGAAAAGATCGCGTCGTCGGATGCACTACTCGCAGCCGAACGGAAGCGAGCCGATGATCAGACACTGCGGTCTACGGTCGGAGAGAAGTTCAACAAGGTTGGCGGCATCGCATCGGCGTTGGACTTCATTGTGAGCAAGGCCACGGACGCCTTCGAAGTGCGTGACGGCAGAGTTGTGGCCAAGGCGAACAAGTTCAGTTCCGTGAAGCCGGGGGATCCTCTCGATGTCGACGAATGGCTCGGCGTCCAGATGAAGGAAACCGACTTCGCGTTCAAGCCGTCCACCGGTGGTGGATCGGAAGGCAGCCGGGGGAGTGGTGGCGGGAGCGGTCTGAAACCTGGTCAGACCGAACTTCGCGACCCGACACCGGCACAACTCGGCGAGTTCTCGAAGGACATCTTGGCAGGCAAGATGAAGGTCGTGTACTCGAACGCCGGAGCGTAGAAAGGAAGGGCATGGCCGGAAAGTATTCGGCTCCCACGCAGACGAAGGCGGTCAATGCGCATCCAATGCATCGTCCGCCGACCAAGAGCAAGTAGGTAACCAAGAGGTGGTCCCGTCCAGTGGATGGGATCACCTGCTCCAGAGGAGCACACACTTTTCGTTCGTCGTTCGATCGTAACAGGAAGCGCTGACTCGGCGAGCACAGCGTTTCGGCTTCTCACCAGTGGTGAGAGTGCCCGACTCCGGTGGAGTTGCTTGACAAAACAATCTGGGTTTTTTCAAGGAGACTTCACTTATGGCAGGAGCACTCGTCACTACGAATATCCTTGGCACCGTTGTGGCCATGGGTCTGGCGACCCTACGCGAACAACTGGCCTTGGTGCACATCGCCAATCGCGACTACGAAACTGAGATTACGGCCGCGAAGAGATTCGCTACCGTGAACGTTGCCGTACCGGCAGCGGTCGCTACTCGTACCGTCGCGCCGGACGTTGTGCCTCCGGCGGTCACCGCCGTCACGCCGTCCACGATTCCCGTCACGCTGTCGCAGTGGAAGGAAGCACCGTTCGCCATGGACGACAAGGGTCTGTCCCAGGTCGATCGAGGCATCCTCCCGATGCAGGCGAAGGAAGCGATCAAGGGCATGGCGAACACCATCGAGGACTTCCTCTGGTCGCTCACACATGCGGCCGGTGGGTTCTATGGATTCGCAGGGGTGTCCGGTACCACGCCGTTCGCCACCGATCTGTCGGCGTATCTTGACGCCCGCAAGATCGGCAACAACCAGTTGATGGACATGGATCCTCGGTACATGGTCATCAACACGGACGCAGAAGCGAACGCGCTCGGTCTGCGTGCGTTCCAGGATGCCTCGTTCCGTGGTGACACGGACGGCATCATCAACGGTCAAATCGGCCGGAAGCTCGGTGCACTGTGGTTGATGTCTCAGCGCGTGCCGACGCATACGGCCGGTACCTACGTGACCGGTTCGACCATCACTGGTGTCAACGCGATTGGCGCGACCGTACTGGCCATCTCCGGTGGTGCGACGGGTACGCTGCTCCCTGGCGACATCATTTCATTCTCGCACGAACCGGGTATCACGCATCAAGTGCAGACGACGGTGGGTGGCGGCACGATCACATCCATCACCATCGAACCGTTCCGCGGCATCTCTGCTGGTGTCGGCGGACTGGTCATTGCCTCAGCCGGTGGCGAGACGATCACCAAGAAGGCGTCGTTCGTGATGAACACGCTGATCCACCGCGATGCAATCGCCTTCGCCATGGCTCCGCTCCTCGACACCATCCAGGTGCCCGGTGCGACGCTCACGGCAACGGCGGTCGATGAAGTGTCGGGACTCGCGCTACGGTTGGAAGTCACGAGACAACATCGGCAGGTGCAGTGGTCATTCGATGCGTTGTACGGCGGATCGATCGTCCGCACCAACGCCGGTGTGTTCCTCGGCGGGTAGTCGGGTACGTGGGAGAAGTGCATGTGAGCGGGTCCAATACTGGATCCGCTCATACCCAGCATTTCGATAGACGGGAGTTGACATCATGTCTGATCTCAGAAATTATCCAGAAGGTCGTGGCGCTGTTCAAACTCGCTACATTCGAGACATCGAAGTGTCGTTCGGTGTCACCAAGTTTTTCCGTCAGAGATTTCTTGTCGCGCAGTTGACTACAGCCGGTCTTGCATTCACTTCATGTCCGGCGTTGCCGGGTGTGCGATGGCGTTTGGTCGATGCGTGGATGATCTCTATCGGTGGAGCGGTCACCACATCGACCTCCATCAACATCGCCGGCACGCGTGCTGCAGCGGCAGTCGAAGCACTTGTCGTAGCGGCAGCGGCACTGACACAGTCTGCGCTCGTACGAGCCGGTGCTGCGAACGCGGTCATCCTCGCGGACGGTGCCTCGTTCACGCAGATGGACGCGAATGCGGCTCTGATCGCGCATTCGGTCGGTGGCACGCCTACGGTCGCAACTGCTGTAGACATGCAGATCCGTTACGTTGCGGATCCGGCGTAGGTCATGCCAACGTCCACCATCGTTACTACGGCTGGTTCGGCACTCGCCAACGCGTATTGCGATGTGACGTTTGCCGACCAGTTTCATCTCGATCGTCCCACGATCGGTTCGACGTGGGCTGCTCAGGCCATAGACCAGAAGACCGCTGCCATTCTCTGGGCTACGCTTCTCTTGGACCGTCTGTGGGTGTGGACCGGCTACCCCACAGACGCCATCCAAGCATTACTCTGGCCAAGAGGTGCCATGCTGAAACGGAACGGATGGGAATACGTAGACATCCACATCGTTCCCGTTGAAATTCAGCAAGCCACGGCAGAGTACGCTCGTCAACTCTTGGTATCGGATCGCACCGCCGATTCATCGGTGCAAACACAGGGCATCACGCACGTCAGAGCCGGTCCTGTCGAAGTAGACTTCAAGGATTCGGTGTTCGCAAAAGCCGTGCCTGATTCCGTGTACTACCTGGTACCACCAGAGTGGGGCTATCCGATCACTCGCGCAACCGGAGTACGAGATCTCCTGAGGGCATAAATGTCACAACGCTATGAACTCGCTGTTCGGACATCGAACGTCACGTCCGCTCAAGCATTGTTGGAGATCATCGCTCCGACAGTGATTTCCGGTGTGAAGGGTGTTCGGATACTGAACTTCAACATTACGGTCGCGTCGGCCGTGACAGGGGTGTTCGGTACTGGTCGTCCTGCTGTCGCGGGAGTTACTCCCACTACTCCGGTCTCGTTTTTATCGGTAGAGAACGGAGAACCGTCGCTCACAAAGGTCGCATTGGCATGGGGTACCTCACCTACCGCTCCTGCGGCTTTCTTCCATCGAGTATCTGTACCGGCAACCATCGGTGCTATTCGAGATATCCTACCTCTCATTTTGGGAGGACTGGACCGTGGTGTCGGTATCTGGATTCCTGCTGGACAAACGTTCACGCTGCACAACATCACCGGCGGTCCTACTCTCGACGTGTCGATGGACATCCTGGAGTAAGTCATGATGGGACTTCTCGATGATGTCGTCGCGATCGCCAATTCCATCACCAATGACTTGGGAATGCAGGCGATCGTGAGTCATGAGTCCGTCATCAGCATCGATGGTGCCGGCAATCGTTCCTTCGCTGCGGCAGTGGCTCGTCGTGCAGTGGTGGTGAAGAAACAGAAGTTGGTGAAGACCGCCTCTGGAGAAATGGTGATGTCGCAAGCCTACATTACCTTACTCAATTCCACTGTCGTGAACTTGCAGGATCGTTTTACGCTGCCGGACGGAACTACCGGTCCGATTCTCAATACCGAAGGTTTCGTTTCGAATGTCAATCCGATTCTCACAGAGGTCTATCTCGGCTGATGGCTGGAAGCTCGATTTACTCCGACATTCTCAAGAACCTGGCTGACATACGAAAGCTCCGTGATCACGCACCAGGTGAGATTGGTCGAGCCTTAAAGGAAGTCGCAGATGAACTCGTTCCAGAGTGTAAGGCCGTGACGCCGGTCGCTGACCGTACCTACGGAAACAATCCACCGGGAACACTCCGTGACGAGATTCATTCTGAGGGACCCATCCAAGAAGGCAAGATCATTAGTGTGAAAATCAAGACCGGACCGAAGTCGGCAGCGTATGCTGCGGTGCAGCATGAGGATCTTGATTTCCTTCACACCGTCGGTGAAGCGAAGTTTATCGAACGGCCGTTGGGGAAGGCTTCTCGGTTCATCAAAGATCGCGTAGCGAGAAAAATCCAAATGGGTAAGGCGCTATGAGTGCATCCACTGTCTATCCGGACTTGCTGTTGCTTCTCACTCAGGGAGGATATGGTACGTTCGGTACGACACTCTTCAAAGGACCGCGAGCCGTCATTCCGGACGCGCTACCGGTTGGCGCTCGTGCGTTCATTACTCTCATCAGAACGGGAGGATTGGGTGACGAGGGTACGCACAACTTGTCACGTACTACTATTGCCTACGAACGGCCGTCCGTACAGGTAACCTCCAGAGCGGAGCACCCGCAGGACGCAGAGGACGTTGCGTTCGAGTTGTACGAAGCGACCTTTAACTTCTACGACCAGTTCATTAACGGTACGTGGTGGCGGAAGTGTGCACCCAAGCAAGAACCGTTTGAACTGCCACCCGATGAAAAGGGTCGAGCACGATACGTCTTCAATCTCGAGATCGTCAAGCGCTTATCACCGGCAACCAGTTAAGGAGATCTCAACATGGCCGCAACCGTTACGTCAACACTTGTCGTTCGATTTCAATCCATCTTGGCCAACACGCTCGGTCTAGCGTCTGGTCAGGCTGCTCTCGAGACTGGCATCAACGTTTCCGTCCCTAGCGGAACCGGTGCCGGTCAGGCTGATCGTATCTTCACGGATGCAGGAAAGTCAATTTCCGCTGCATTCGATTATGACTTGAGCGGCTCATTGCTCGATGCCTTCGGTGCTGCGTTTGTCCTGGCACGAGTCAAAGCTATTCTCGTCATCGCAGCGGCAGCCAACAGCGGCAACGTCATCATTGGCAATGACGCGGCCTCTGTCCTTCTCGGTTTCGGTGCCATTGCCCATACGTGGGCGGTCAAACCGGGTGGAGTGTTCTTCGTGTATTCACCAGACGCGACCGGGTGGCCGGTCACGGCAGCGACCGCTGACATTCTGCAGTTCACACCGTCGGC